AAGAATTTGGTTTGTGGCGTACTGACATTGGCAAGATTTAAGGAGTCTGTTGCCGCTAGCGTTCCTGTTGCTGTTAATCTTTCCCAGGCAACTTTGTCATTTGATCCAAAGATCCGAACAACGCCAGCGGCGGTGCCGGAAATTTTCGTGGCTGTGACTTGCACGTTGGTAGTAGTCCATCCGTTTGAAATTTTGACCACCTGGTTTTTAACAGTTGCGTTTGTTACTGTGTCAATGGTCGTCAAATTGGTTTCAGAGTTGAACTCCGCCACCGCTTTATTCTGCGCAAGTGCTGCCGTAAAGCTGAACATTCCCAGAATCAAAAGTACTGATAATCGCTTCATTGTTTAATTTTTAAGCTTGTTGATTTACATGTTGTTAGCATGTAAAAGTACGAAGAAAAATTCCTAATATAAACAAAGTTGATTGTTTTAATTTTGAAATAGATTTTGTTTATATAATTAAATAACTTATTGCTTAACATAGCCAATGAGAGTTATTGTACTTCGGTCCAATTAGTGCCTTTTCGAATACGGTTTAACTGAGTGTGGGAAATGCCAAATAGCTTTGCAAGCGAGCTAAAATTTTTGTAATCCTTATCTCGTAAGCAGGTTTTGATCTTTCTGACTTGAGACTCACTGAGTTTTCCGAACTTAAATAGTTTAGATGGTATTAAGCTCCGCTTTAAAATTCCCGGCCGACGTCTGTTGTGTTCGATCATCTCGTCCTTTGAAACCCACTTAAGATTTTGATAATGATTGTTTAACTTATCGTAATCAAGATGAATTACATAGGTTTTTTCTACATCAAGAGTTGCAATAAAATATTCTGCAACAAGCCTGTGAACGTATAAATTCACTGACTTATCTTTGACGCGAATATTTAAACTCTTATATCCTTGCAGTTCGGACCCTTTCAACAACCCGTTTAAAGACTTTATTCTGCCATAATTTGAGATCTGATAAGCTTTGTTTACGACATTACCTTCAATCTCCACATTCCTCCACACTTCGCCAAGCAAATCATTTGCTGTTTCCATTTCACACATATCTATTTTGTTTATATTGTTTTATGTTGGATATTCAAAATGTCCTCCTCGTCGCCGCAGCACATGATTATGAAAGGCTATATTTTGCTAACGATATACAATATACGACGCCTATTTATTTTTTCCAAATCTCATTCAAAAAGGAGGTTCACCGAACCCATCAACAGGCAAGTCGGAAGCAATTAAACCAAATTCATTTTTAATCGGGAGCTTGTAAAAATCAGTAAGTGGAGGTATTGGTTTGTTAAGAACAATAGGAATCGGTTTTGATCTAATACCTTTCCGCCAAGACCAATCATCTATTTCATTTGTAAAATCCGCATGTTCTTCTGAGTAAGTACTTGCGACAAAATTGTAATCAAAAGTAACCTGCCCTTGCGTTCCAATAAATTTATTCCGGACCTTTTGAACATACGCGGTTACAGTGTCGCCAAGCGGAAATGCTTTATCTGCTCTGGTTCCCAAATTACGGTAAATAGTAATTCCGTTGTCGGTCACATTCATAAAATGCGCACTACCTGCTATGTCATAAAGCTCAGGTACTTGAAATTTCATTTCCCCTCCTGCAACCTTGATTTTTGGCTGCTTCTTCGGATGGGCAACCAGGAAAACATGGACACTGTAAGTGTCTTTAAATTTTACGAATTCTTTTAAAATGCCATTGATGTAGTCCGTTTCCGTAGCAAAGCCATCAGTTTTATGTTCCAGCGTATTCCATGGATCCACCACCAGGGCCCGAATACCATACTGAATAACCAGTTGCGTTGCCCTGTCTAGAATCCCTTGTATGGTTAAGTCCTGAAAGCCAAATATAAAAAAATGCTCGTTTAGAAATTCATTTGCGGTGATGACTAATTCTTTGGTCATTCCTTGCCTTTTATCCATTCCCCGACCTGTAAAAACCTCGGTCAGCTTAGCAATATGCAGTGAATGCGGGTACTGCTCCCTCGACAAAACAGCGTGCCTCCAGCCATGCCTTGATGCCAGCCGGATAAGTACCTGGTCAAGAAATGCCGACTTTCCTGAATTTGGTATACCGGTTATCATGGTAAGTTCACCAGGTCGAAAACTCATTAATTCATCAAACTCTTTGAAACCTATTTTATCGCCTTTGGGATATCCGTTTTCAAAAATATCCAAAACAGCATCAAGGTAATCTACCGGCCTATTGACGTCTTTGATTGGGTAGCGAATTGCGTTTTTTATAATCTCCCTAAGCCTTTCGGTTCCAAATTTGAGAAGCACATCATTCGCATCCTTACACCCTTCCGGAACTTCCACAATCCAACAACGATCACGGCCTAAGCGCCTGGCCAGTTCCTCTCTGAGCGCAACACCAACCGGGTCATTGTCAATAAAAAGTATAATTTTCTCTTTGTCTTCGAATTCTTTGTAGCAGTTGTCCAAATATTCCAACTTTGGAACAACAGGGATTCCATTTTTGGGTAATGGTGATGCGCCATTCGGCACCGATACGCAATTGAAAATACTTGCCTGATATGCTGCCATGCAATCTGGTTCACCTTCCACAATTAATACTTCTGACTTACCTTTAACTGCATCCAAATTAAAAAAAATCAACTCAGCCCCAGGCGTTAACCGAAAATCTTTCTTTTCGCTCCGGGATTTATTGTTAATCAACTTGCCGTCTCGGTAGTAAGGGAAAGTTACCCATTTCTCTTTTGTGTCTTTATGCACATATTCACCAACTTTGAAGAATTCAAGAACATGCTTTTCAATCCCTCGGGCAGCAAACCATTCGATCCACCATGAACCAACCATGACATTGTTTTCTCTCGGCAACACGAATTCCTTTTTCACAGCTGGCGTATAATTTTTGTCCTTAATTTTTCCACTCCAATCGCAATGGTGGCATTTAAACAATCCTTCCGATAGTTTTATGGAAAGGGTTTTTAGGTGACTCTTTTCCCGGCCTGTGCATTCATCTTGTGGACACCAGACATATTGTTGATCAGCATTATAATTCACGCCGGAGATGCCGGCAGCTTCGAACGAATCGTGTAATTTACTCGGTTTTGAGCTCATCAAAATGACCTAATTTTTTGTGATATATGGAAAGTTGATCGCTGAACGTAATTGGCTTTCCTGTCAAGTATGAATTTCCAAAGATGGCATTATCATACTGGCTCTTTCTTCGCTTTCGTTCAACTAAAACTTCAGGAGCCAACTCCAATTCTTCTAACTCTTTTGACTTTGGATGTTCTTCCATCAACGCTACAACATCTTTCTTCCAAGTACCTGAAATCGCCGCTTTCCAGTCTTTCATTTGAGAGCCGCCTTTGACCTTCCAATCTTCTTTGCTATAATGATTGAAGAACTTTTCAGCGAAGATCTCGGCGGCTTGTTTTCCGGCCACATATTTCTCTTTCAAATGATTTTGGATTTCAGAAAGAGAAGGGGTTAAAAAAGGATCATGCAATGCACTCTTCTTCCTTTCCTTTTCTTTCCTTTCCTTTCCTTTCCTTTGTGTACTTAATTCCGTTATTGGTGTAGTTTCTTCCTCTTTAACTACAATTAATTCCGCTATTGGATTAGTTTCTTCCGATATTTTTGGAATTAATTCGCTGTGAACGGAATTAACTATATTAACTAGATCATGCAAAGGATCAATATTTGCTTTTCTTTTTGCATCTTTTATAATTTTCAACCATCGGTTTTGTATTCCGCGACTGGTTAAAATTTTATATTTTGTATAAAGTCCGGAATTGAAAACCTCCCGCTTAACCAATATTTCTACGACTTCATTAACCTTTGTGGTACCAATGCCCAAACCTATTCGGCGAGCGAAAATAACAGCCACGTCTTCATCCCAGGGCATAAAGTATCCATCCCTGTAGATCCAACAATATAAGCGCAGCGCAATATAGCTACCATCCATTCCACACTCCTCTTCTACATGCATCAGCTTCGGATCATCAAAAAAATCTGTATCCAATGGAAAGTATTCTAAGCCGTTATTTATCGGTCTGGCCATAGTAAAACGTTTAATGTCTATTTAATTTCAATCCGTGTCTATCCGATTAGCTAATTAATGTTAAACCAGATCATAGTTCACTTTGCCAGTTAACCATGCTTTCAATCCGCTTTTCGTTCACCTTTCCATATTTCTTGATATGTTTGATGCTTTTTAGGCCCATCATCGCGCTAGTGGTGTCTGAATCAATCAGCCAATGATTCAAGCAAAGATGCGTAAACGTTTTACGCGCTATCTTTGTACTTAAGCCATAACTGACCCCTATCATCTTCTCTAAAATTTTTAGATCATAGTTTGTTTCTGAATTATCAAGACGTGGCAGATTGTCGATTCCTTTATACATCTCAATTATAGCTACTGCGCGGGGGTGCAGTTTAACTTTTGCCTCAGCATCAAACCTTTTTGTTTTCTGCCTCGTCTTAAAAATCCAATGATTCCCGTTTATTTCCCGAAGGTCGGAAAGTTTCAATCCTTCGCGATCGCAGTAATGAAAACCAGTATAGCAGCAGAACACGAACATATCCCGGCTATGGCGCAATCTTATGTTATGATCAGACAAATCCAGCCTATCTAGAGTTTGTAGTTCTTCATATTCAAGGTGTCTGATATCATCCCGTTCCTCTTTGCTGTATGTAAACGTATTTAACGGATTGCAGGCAATTAGCTCTCGGGTTTCGCACTCCTTGAGTGCTTCCTTAAAGAACATTATGTGCCTGGCAACATGATTTCTTGCTATTTGCCTTCCTCTCATCCAATCACAAAATTGGGTTGCTATTCCGGGTGTGAACTTTTCTGCCAAAAGATCCTTCGATTTGATATGTTCCAAAAAGAGTTCTAAGTTTTTTATTCTTGTAGCGTAGGTTTCGACTGTTGCGGGTTCAAGTTTCTCGATGTTCTTCTTAAATTCACGAAGCCAAATAACACACTGGACGAGTGTAAATCTTTTGTTTTTAAGATCCATTTCTTGAAAACATTGCCGAACCCCGTCAAAATTGGCAGGATACTTTTTTAC